GATTGAATTAATACGATGCACACCTATCAAATACAGCACATAACTTGCTACACTTGATCCACGACCTACGCCCCATACAATGTCATTCTCACGCATAAAGTCTACAAGATAGATCATATAGCGTAGTAATTCTAGCATGTTACGCTTTTCAAATTCTTTTAGTTCTTCAGTTACTCTATGAAATTCTGTCTCAGATAGTGGTTTACTATACAAATATTCAAAGACATTAAGTTCTTTATATTCGTCAGGCATAAACCATTCACCTTGACATACACCGTCAAACGTCTTTTGATCTGTATCAATTGGAATATAGTTTTGAACTTGTTTGTAACCGTTTTCTTTTGCATATTGATTAAACTTGTCAATATCATCGTTTGGGTTACACAGTACCACATGACACTTATCAATATGACCAGAATAAATCATATCAATTAAGTTACGATTAGAAAAGATTGGAATTCCGTTGGTATCTGTTTTTAAAAGCATAAATGTATTTTACGATACATTTATTAAATTGTCAAGATCTTTATCTTGATTTTTTGCCATTTCCTGTGCGTAACGGCTACGTAACTCTAATCTATACATTTCAATTAGTGTTGCCATTTGATTTTTAACTTCAGGGTTTCTAGTCATGAAGAACTTTTTGGATAAATCCTGCATTCTATTTTCTAGTTGCGGAGTTGTATAATTGTTTAAGTTTTCTTCAATTGGGTGAAACATTACGCAAATTGTCCAACATATTGTACGAAAATTGATGAACCAGCATTGTAAGTCCACATATCAATAACTTTTGGATTTTCGTCGCTGTCAATTGTAAGTGTGTTTACAAAGTTCTGATTTCCGTCTACTGTTGGCCAATCATTGTGAAATTTAAGGGTACTACCTGCTTCAGTTCCTAATGTTAATGTTCTTGATGTACCATCGTTTACAATCATTAATCTTAGTTTACCTACTTTACCTGATTCTGGCCAGTTAGTAGTAGTTAAAGTAACATCACCACCCATAGTAAATGTTTGAAGTGGACCGTTAGCAAAATCAACGTTTTGAGAGGATGTAACTGTTCCGCCAGCGTTTAGTTCTTCTGAAATATTTACTAGGTTAGCATTTAGGATATTATTTCCTAAAAAGTTGTTTGCTTCGTTTTTCTTTGCAGTATTATCTTGCAGTAATTCAATTTCTGCTTTTGCCGCCACAAAGTTGTTTTTGATAACTCCAAAGTTATCTCTAAATCCTTGTGAATCGTTGTCCTGTCCTGCAACAGGATATTGCGAGTTAATACTTACGTCATCAATGTTACTTGCCATTTTATGTCCTCTCTATGTTATTATTTATCTGCATTATATATTGTAATCGTAGTTTGCGAACAGTATATACTGATCTTCACTTTTTCCTGTTGTACTATCTATAATGTATCTATCAATATCAAAATCTATTGTTTTAAAGTCGAAATCCTGGTTTTTGATATTGAGTAAAATTTCGTCTGCCGCTCCAGTTTTACAGTAAGCAATAGGAACTGCTGTAACGTACCCTAATTCTTGGACGCTGTCCTCCTGTGCAGTACGCATCCAAAGTGGTAAAAAGTCACGTTCTGTAACACCAGTTTCTGCTATACGATCACGCATATTTTTAATATTAGAAATATACTTAATGTTAGAGTTATTTTGGCTGACCTTAACAGCATCACTATCAATTTTGATTGTATTTGAAATAGGTCTAAATCTGTATGGTTCTGCTTTTTTAATTTCAAATTGTTGTACTGATGTGACTGTTCCGCCTGCTCTTAGGGTTACAATAATGTTACCAACTGTTGGATAAACAACTCTACCATTTCTTGTAATAATTTCTAAATCATTACCAATACTAGTTACACTAATTATTGGGTTGGCAACCCCACGTGTTTCTAAATCGAAACTACTAGTTCCACTTCCAAGTGCAGTATTATCATCTAACGATTCGAACTGTACACTATCAACAGTTATTTTCTTTTCTGTTGTTGATGTTTTCAATGTTTTTGCAAGATTACCTTTAGTTGGCATATACGGATCAATTACTTCAATGTAAATTACTTCGTAAATGACCTCGTTCGAACCGGCATTTTTTGCAACTGCTTTTTTAATATCGCCTAGGCGATATTTTCTACGTTTATGATTTTTCGCCGAAGCCGCTACATAGGTCCTAATGTCTTGTGTTAAAATACCAGCATATGCTAACATCTTAATATCTTTTTGTACACCAAATTCTGTATCACCACTTCTATAAATTAAGTCAGGTGGAAAAATATTCGGATCTGAGACAAACGCCGAATATGCATCTCTTACTGTTTGTTTTAAGAAAGGTCTCATGTATAGGTTACTGTATAAGTTATCGTCTGGATCTAATACATTAATTGAAAATTCTTGTTCAACTGCACTAAACCCGAAACGATCTTCTGCTTTAACTGTAAATTTAAATTCTCTATCAATGATAGTTTTAGCACCGTCAAATGTCATAGCACCACTATCAAATGTTGTAAGTCCTGGTTTGCCAGCACTACCAAACTGATTTACTTTGCCGATTATTTCACCGCTTATATCTAGTTCTAATCCAGAAGGTAATCTACCACTTACAATGCTATACAATAATCTTGAATCCGGAACAGATGTTTCTGCTTTTATAAATAGGGTTGAAATAAAGTTTGCACTAATACTACCTAAGTTTGAAGGTGTTAGGAATTTAATAGTAGAGTCTACTTCGCCCAGTATTTTTACAGTAAATGTTTTTGTTTTACTTGCTAGAATAGTTTCAGGCACACCTCCTAGTCTAGTAGCCTTAACAGTAAATTTATATTCTCTAGTTACTGCTGGTTGATAAGGAACCCTACCTAAAACTTCTCCGTTGATTGTATCGAGTTCCATTCCTGGAGGGAGTGTACTTGCACTGCCATCGTCATTTAAATCTTCAAGTTGATAAACTAGTCTACCTGAAATAGTTTCAGTATCTAAAACATCTAAAAAGAATGTTAGGTAGTTATTGGCTCTTCTGTATCCTAGGTTGGAAGGAGTAAGCCACAACGGTGTTCTTAAGTATGTATTATCAGCAGTAAACAATCCATTAGCAAGTTGCATCTTAGTATTGTCTGCTCTTAAGAAATCATCACCAACTAGATAGATTTGGAATTTACGTTTTGTAATAGTGTCACCGTCTGTAACACTAACAATAAATTCATAAAAACGATTTAGTTTTCTAGGCTGTTTAGTTGGAATTCTATCGTCATAAATTCTTGTATCATAAAAGAAACTGTCATAACCGTTTGCACTTCTTTCACCAAAGTCAAACGGGAATGTTCCATAAATGTTTGTATCGTATGCACCATTGCCTGCTCTAGTATCTAATGCTAATACAGGTTCAACTACACCTACAATTCTACCATCACTTGTTAAACGTGTGCCTGGAGGAAGTTCTCCGTCATCGTCTGCAATAAAATATTCTAAACTATCACCTGCAGGTAAATCTGCGTCAATTGCTTTAAGTTGGAAGTCTAATAGTGTATTGTCTAATACAAAATATTTTTCTCCTGGGTCAACTGGTATTAATCCTTCTGGAGTAACCCAAATAGGTTCGTCAGCACCGTTTATTTGAATATTGAATGTTCTATCTTCAATAGTATTATTAGCATCAGTTGCTCTAAGAACAAATCTAAATTCTGTAAGACGTTCAACTTCAAAAGGAGCACCTACAATGAACAACCCTTCAAGACGTAAACCGCCAGGAAGTTTACCACTAATTACTTCTACAGTATCAATAGTGTTTGATATAGTATTAAGTGGGAGTGCAATTCTAACAGCGGCATTTTCAGCAAAAATACCTAGTGTAGTGTTAGTTTGTTGTGTCCAGATTGTAGCCATTTATTATTCCTTATCCAATAGTATTTATCGGATATTGCTACTTGGATTAAAGTGGGTTTGTAATAGTTCCTACATCAATATCAACGTCTGTAGGTGTAACAACAGTGCCTAAATCAACATCTATTGTTGTACCTAAAAACTCAATAATACTTGACGCAGATTTTGTAATAGTACCAAAGTTGAATCCGTATACATCACGAACATCAACATCATATACTAAACTTTCAATATTTCTTACATTGAGAATTTTGTTGCCTTGACCATCTAATGTGCCTCCTAGTTGAGGTGTAGCATCACTGGATAGTTCTGTAAGAGAATTAATTACAATACCATCAGGCCCTTGTGTAGCAGTGTTTACATTTGTACCGCCAGCAATAGTAAATGTATCACCTTCTGCAAGTGTAATATTTCCTGCATCTGTACTAACTACTAGTGCTTGTAGTCCTCCAACACTTGAAATAATAACACCATTTGCGTCAGATGTTACAGTAACATTTCCGCCAGCAACAATTTTCTTAAACTGTAAATCAAATCCGCTTTTTTGTGCAAAGACGCCTTCACCTACTGTACCTAGGTTAGATGCAGTAGTTTGCTCAGGATTACGGTTATCTAGTTCTGTAAAGTTATTGTTAACCTTTACAAACGCTTCGCGTAGATCGTCACCTGTTCCGTCATTTGCTACGCCGCCGATGTTTACTAAATTAATTGCCATACTAATATTTATCCTATTCTGGTGGTTGCTTTCTTATTGAACGTTTTGGACGAGGATATAACGCTCCTACAGACGGTCTGCTTTGTCTTTTCTGTGGAGGATATAACGCACCGGTTAGTTGCCGTTCAAAATAATATCTAGCGTGTAGGTTTGGCGATCCTTGTAAGTCATCTGAGTCTGTTGGAATATCAGTAGCAGTAGCATCGTATAATTGACCTTCTACTGCCCAATTACTTTGTAGATACGCTTTTACATCTTCTTGTTTGAAGTGAGGATATGTCTCCATCAAACAAGCAACTAGGCCAGCAACTTGAGGACTAGCCATTGATGTACCTGAAATTTTTCCAACCCTATAATTCGAATCTCTAGGATCTAAATAAGTTGTGGACGGAAATGAAGTATTCAAAGGACTCATAATATAATGTCCAGGTGCGTATATGTCAACACCAGGACCGCAGTCGCTAAAATAAACTTTTCTATCTAAACCGTTTGTTAGTGCAGTATCAGTGGCTCCTACGCAAATATTAGGAAGATCATAATCACCATTTACAAGATCATCGTTTGCTGTGGGAGATGTACCTCGCATATAATAATATGTATTACCATTCATTTCAAAAGTGTTATCCCAGTCAGGACCACCCGGAACATCGTGTTTCCAACTACCATTACCTGCGGCTCCTATTGTAATAACTCCAGCATCAATTGCATCTTCAATGTCTGCATCAAGTGCCGCAACTCTTAAAGGAATTCTCGCTCCACTTATAAAACCCCAACCATTAAGTTGTGCTGTTGTAAAAGTTCCTGTAGAACTCTTAGCATTATTTGATTCAATAATTAAATCTATTTGTGTTGGGGTTGCTTCGTAAAATTTATATTCATATTTAATTGTAGGCGAACCTAGCACACCACCAGTATATGTAGTATGCCCTTCATAAATAACACTAAAGATTCTACTACCTACACTGCCACTTGCTCCGTAATAAATCCTTTGGGCACTTCTGTCTCCACCTGCAACCATAATCTTTGGAAGGGCTGGAGTATTTTCATCAATGCCTGAATATTGGTTAGAACCAGCACCAAATGTTAGGTAACTGTTAGTACCTAGATAAACTGTGTTATAACTTTGGCTTAGGTAAGTCATGTTAAATGGTAAACTAATTTGCCAGTAACCGTCGTCATTATTTCCTGATGTCGGAGTAACACTAGCAGTCATAGTAGCAGTGCTTGAAATAGTTTGTGTACCTAAAGATGTAATAGATGCCGCTGGATTCGCCGCTTGATAGTTTACAATAGTACAATTTATTTCAGTTGAAGTTGTAGGACTAGATGCTTCTGTTACTGTACTTTCGTAGGTGATACTATATTGTTCGTTATTAGGCAAGTTAATGTTACCACTGATCAAATCAACTTCAGCAAGACCACCTTCGATTGATGTGTCACTGTTACTGTTAGTATGAATAATATTAGATCCTGAGTCTTGAATAGTTACAGTTAGGTCTACACTTGAAATACCTGTTAAACCTTGGGTAGCAACATTGTGTTTGTAGGTAATTGTAGTTGGTCCTTGAATTAGAGCAGTATAACTAGCATTAGGAACAGTACTTGTAACTAAACTAATTTGTCCACCAATCCTTGTCCAACCAGTTGGTGTGCTATTAAAGTCACCATTGATTGCACCTTCGCTACCACTTGTAGTAATACGTTGTCCAAGTCCGTTATCTGGATCTGCTGTAAATGTTGCTAGTGATGCCGTAGAACTATAAACTCCGTTAGCACCTTCATAAACAATACTACCGCTTGGAACAAATCTAGTTCCTCTATATGTAACAGCATCAATTGAACTAAAACTCCATTCCTGAGGGAAAATACTCATACCCCAACTACTATTAACTACTGTAGGATTTTTAATTCCAGTTGCTGGATTAACACTTTTGTTTTCATGAAATGCTCGAATGTAGTCATACACGTAAGGAAAGTTGTTGTTGCCAACAGCGCCTGCATAGTAGTATAGGTTATACAAGTTTGCGTTTCTTGCCCAACCGTGTCTGTTACCGCCTGCTGTACCCATAACGTGATTAGCATGATAACTTCCAGGATTACTATATGAGTATGTTCCTGCACTTCCGCCTGTTACTGTTGGATTATGCTGATACCAGTTATATTGTACAATTCTTGATGCGGAGCCGTCATCTGTGTCTTGTCCTGAAAGTTGAGTATACTCTGGATGACCAGTGTTTAATCCATCTCCGTCACAAATAACTAGATCAACATTCCTACCTGTAGCATTAAATTCAATTGTTGTGTTTACTGATGTAAATGAACTACCCCAATTAGTTCTATTTTCACCATCAAGAAGTCGTAATAGACCCCAATTTAAATCTGTATTAGTTGTTCCAGAATCACGATCAAAATTACCTGTTTGTGAAACAGAAAATTCATCAACCTTAATGCCACTATCTTTAGGGTTAAGTTCAACTGCTTTTACACGAGGATCATTTCTTACTAGTTCTGCTTCTGCACCGCTTAACCAATATTCTGTTGTACGTGAATTAGGACGTTGATTGTTTGGAACTATTGCTCTATCGGGAATATAAAGAGAACCGCCCTCGGTCTGCATATCGTCATAAAAATCATTTAGATCGTCTTTGCTTTTTAGTGTAACCATGTACACTTGTTTTAAGACTTTCTTAGCCAAAGACATATGTTAAGCCTCCAGTTTGAGTATCGTCAATGTTGTAGTAATTGCTGAAGTAGATCCGCTTTTGTTTTTTACTGCCGCATAAATTGCTGTGTCGTTTGCACTGTTCCAACCCATTACCATTGGACCAAAAGGAATTGTAAGACTGGTAGGTGATGTTAGAACTTCAGCAACTACGCCTGCATCTGGATCAGGATCTACACCTTCTGCTCTACTAGCATCTGCTGTTCTTGCCGCTGAACTAATATATAATCTTACCCAAGCCGGAGCAGATGTTTGTATTTGCATTAGTCCGTATGCTTTATATCCTGTAAATGTAACGTTCTCTGAAACATTGTTTGCAATACTATTTGTTACTGTTGCCGAAGTACTTCTTGAATCAAGTCCTACTGCTTGTCCGCCTACAGCATTATCAACATATGCTTTAACTGCTGATTCTGTAGGTACTGCTGTATTACTATCACCTGCTAGTGTGCCATCAGCACTAAATTCATTAATAGTAACTCCGGCACTAAATCCAATTGATCCTGCGTTAGCAATTGAAGTACCACTTAATGTTGATGTAAAACTAAATCCGCCTGCGCCGTCTGTTTTTAAAATTTGATTAGCAGTTCCATCTACAATGTTTAAATCTGTAAGAACTGATGGTGAGTCAGTAATGCCGTAACCTGCAAGTGTAGTTGGTTTATTAGTAACATCATCAAAGTCTGGAGCATTAGTAACATTAACCCAACTTAATCCGTCCCAAGATAAAATTTCATTACCTTGCAAGTTTGTAATACTAGTGTCATCTAAATCACTAACTGTGTAAACAGGCTTGTTAGTAATGTTGTTCCAGTCTAGGAAGTATGTGCTATCAAAGCCGTCAAGTGTGTCAGCATTAAGACCACCGCCACCTGATGTAATATCATCTGCTGGTACCCACTTGTTGTTTAACCACTTAAGAACTTGTCCGTTTGTAGGCGGAGTTGTTGAAGTGTCAACATCAAGTAAGTCGTTAATATCGTTTGGAATAATTGGCTTGTTACTTAAATCGTTGTAACTGCCTGATGTTGCGACAGTTGCTAGTGTAGGTTTGCCAGTAATTTCTGAATATGCTATTGATGTATTAACAAACTCAGTACCGTTGTATTTTAAAATTTGATTTGTTGTAGGAGCAGTTAAAGTAACATCTGTTAGACCAGCAAGTGTAGTAGAACCGCCGCCAGATCCAGATCCAATACCTGTTGCTTCAATAGTAATAGTATTAGCAGTGTCGTTATAAGTTAAATTAATGCCAAGGCCTGCAACTAGTAAATTTGATACACGATCATCAACACGCTCGTCTGTAAAATATTTTTTAGTACCTTCAACAATATCATCTGTATCCGATGGAATAGTTGGCTTACCAGTTAAGTCAGCATATGCACCACTAAATTGATTATATGGAACTCCGGCAATCGTTAAACTTGTTGCGGCAATATTACCAGCACCAACAATACCCGACCCTGTTAAATTAAGGTTATCACCGATGGG